AATATTATACGTGGCTCCCTGCATTCCGGCGTATGCGCAAGGCTCTTCGGAGCTAGCGGTTTGCCCATTTCACATGTTCAGATGGAGGAGACCTGAAAGATCCGTCGTCTGCAACGCGAGATAGCGATTGATCGACCGCCATATTGGTGTGTTCGCGCACTGCGCACTCACTCCGCGCTTTCAGTGCGACTCTTCCTCCACTCAACGTCCAAGTACACAGATCATAGCACCAGATATGCACGTGTAATAACATAAATGTAACATATATATGTGTATATGTATGTACACATATATGGGGTCACGTCAGCGTCAGTCACCCAGTCTGTGTAAGACATAAATTTAAAATTATTTTTTTATTCTTTTTCATTGGATCATGGATCAGACTTCAGTATGAATTATTTGTAGTAGGGTAGGTTGGGTTTTTTTTTTCGCTGCGGTGCCACCATTTCATAATATGAAATGATAGTTTGTATGAGGTGTGTTTTGTTTGTTCATCATTGTTGTCATCAAGAATAAAAAGAGATTATTTTTTTTTTTTCGTAAAATTAGCTTTGATGGCAAAGCATAGTACAGATAAAGACTAGTCCATATAAGATAATATAGACAGGCACCTGAACGGCAATCAGATGACATACGTGTTTAATTCATCACCATGAATGAATTAGATATTTAGATATTAGGTCTATAAATTGATTTACACAAATAGCAATATCATACAAACATGACTATCAAATACAAGAACAACAAAGGGGTGACATTTGTAATAAATGTATATGTTCAAGGAGAGAGAATCAATTGTAAAATACAGGTAACAGCAACTAAGGAAGCATATATGAGTTATACTACATATCAAATTCCATACTCATTCGAAGAAGTCATCATTCCATTCGACTTCAACGGAACAGAGGAACAAATTGCTAACGCCATAAAGCTCATTTTCAATGAGCTCAACTATAGAGAATTGAGGCACGAAGACATAGTGGAGGCAATTGATATGGTTATGGCAGAGAATGAGAATATATTTAATATGCAAATTATAGAACCACATAGAATTAAGACAAAAACCTCCGTGTAATGTAATGGATAATTATATATTGTTATAAATTATGAAATAAATAATTAAGATTATAATAATAGACCTGGGCTCATGGTTTCTACGAAATAACTTAATTGGGCCAGCCCAATTAAGCCCAAAATAAGCAAAGGCTACGTCATCATATGTCATGGTGGGACCCACTTTTGACACCGGTCGCCACGGT